CTATTGTATGCCCCAATAGGTCTGCCTTCTGCTCTGTAGTAAGCTCATTCTTTTGTATCTCTACTTCTATATTACCTAAAGTTGTAGCTGACTCTCCTGGCCCATCGTCATAGAAAATAGTTTCCTGAGATGCATTAGGGTTTATATTCAAACTCATAACACCAGGCGCTGACTTTACCTCTCCATATGACGGATCGGATATACCATCGTCTGCCGTCATTATAGCATAAACAAGATTATCACAACCTATTCTAGTTGCCATTATATCATTCCTCCTTAATCTCTTTCAGTAGTTATACCGATATTAAACCCGTAGGTAGTCCTACCTGAGCTATCAACTTTAATCTTAAAAGGTGATTGCCTAGGATATATTTGACACCACCTACCATTACTTAACACCTTATATCTATCTACAGGACTTAACTCATCAAATATCTGCTTGCACTTTGCTTTAGCTACGCTAGCTTCCTTGTCTCTAAAGGTCAACTGTAGAGACCTATGAGTAAACGTGTCATGCAGAGGTGTAGGAGCTCCTGCATATTCATGTATTACGAATACACTATCAGGTTCTTCTGGAGTGAAGTCCCTAAATGAATCGATTCCATCACCTTCCACGATACCTTTAGAAGCAAGATGGTTTATTAAGTCAAGAAGTAAATCACTCATTGTTCTCACTCTCTAATGCAGGACCTACATGCTTTATTACAGTCCTAGGGAACTTCTTTAATGCATAGTCTCTAATGGGGTCCTCAAGGAACTTTGCCTTACCCACAGGGTGGATAGCTTCAAGGTCCTCATGAACTATTACTGCATAGTCCATAACAGGCACTCCTGTTTTTGGATTTATTGCAGTACCTCCATATCCCAGAGTAGCTTCGAAGCCATAATCTTTTGCCTTCTGTATATCATAAAAAGCACTACCAGCAAGCGTCTCAGTATCTCTAGGTACTTGTCTGAGACTCTCCTCCATTATGTCTTCGCAAGCTTCCTCGGTTGCCCAGTAGGTAGACTTTGCTACTTTACTTATAGCTGCTTCACACTTTTTATGAAACTTATTAAAATTTACATCCATAGTAACTCGCATTACAAATACACCACCACCATATCTACTTTACCTGTGTTGCCGTCGTAATATGGTCCTAATGCTTTAATATTGTACTCACTACCGTTGAACACCACCGCATCAGTGACCTTAATGGCAATATCACCTTCAATGTATAATTGTAGATTTGATACAATATCGTTACCATTTACATCTCTTACTAGAGTAACTTTGCCTTGTGGATAGCATTTAGTTGAAATAGGGTCACCAAAGATAGGCTTACCGGTACCATCCCGTTTAATAAATGGCTTTATATCAACTGGAACATTTAGCCATTTCTTTAATGATTTAAACATTGTTATGCATCCCCTTCCTAAATACCTTTTTGTAGCTATATTTAGGAATTGATACACCAGAAATACTACATAACTGCTTATAGTACGCAGCCTTTTCAGCATAGTACTGCTGTCTAGAAGTAGGGTCCTCTGATTGTGGGCCTAGCGACCTCTTTATATCTCTAGCAAACTTATCTGCTATTCTTTGATACAGATTATATAGCCTAAGGTTATGCTCATCGAAAGTATTTAGGATATAATTTATTTCAGCATCCAGTAGTAGTTTATCATTTTCATCAGTATCGCCTATGATAAACCTATACTTATCTAACTCACTCGTAGCAGGGTCACCAGAATAGCTCCAGATCATGCTATCACCTACTTCTTCTTAATTACTACTTTGGCTTTTGCTACAGGTTTTGGTTCATCAGGTTTTGGTTCATCAGGTTTTGGTTTAGTCTTGGTAAACCTTGGGAGAATATCTACATTCGACCTAGCCTTAATATAGGCCGCTACAGTCTGTAAATTATCTTCAGAAACTACAATCACTTTGCCCTCATTGACTTTGGACTTAAATCGTTTTATAGCGGTAGGGTCTTCAATTATAGACCCTACACCATAAAACTTGCCCATCGACTTAAAGGGCTTTTTAACTACATACATCATGCGATGTCCTTAAAGAATACTCCTAGGTCTTGTGCTATAACTTTAGCGTCGAATGCAATTTCTCCCTCGATTCTTTCAGTTCCTAATCCTAAGCTATCCATCGGTATTCTTACGATTCTGCTACCATAAGCACTTGCTCCCATTAATCCGGTCCAAGTGAAGATATATCCAGCTGATGGCTGCTTAATAGCAGGTCTTGGGTTAACATAGCATAATAAAGCGTGGTTGCCCATTATGAAGTCGATGTTATCTTCCTCACCTTGAGCTGCTGTATTAACTACTGCCCATGCAGTATACACGTTGTCTACCTCGAATAATGTAGCTAATAAGTCATTAGTTACTACACCCTTTTGAGTGTACCTAATTCTATCTAAAATGTCTTCATGATTCTTTAGAGCATAGAATACTCTCGGGGAAAGAACTAATGTATTAGGCCTGTAGCCTGTCTTAGAAGCCATTTCTATAGATTGGTTAGTAATAACCTTGATTGGATCGGACGCTGGGTCACTAAACTTAAGTGCTTCTCCAGCTTGTGGGTTAGAAGCTACTCCTTCAATCTCAGTAGTCCATATACCTGGTCTGAAGAACTTTCTAGCCCATTCCATCTCTCTTCTAATTAACATTTTCTGAGTAACGAAGTCTGTAGCGTCTTTGTCAGCATCTAACGGCTCATCATAGTTTGCTCTGTCTTGCTCTGTTACATCCTTGTGAAATGCATGAACCCTGCAGTAGTACGGGTCTGACGCTTCAACCCCGTAGTCGCTTCCAACGGACTCAGAAGCGCCTGCTCTTACCCTTGCTTCATCTCTGAAGAAATCTCCTTTGTTGTAAACAAAATATACGTCTGATTGTTTTCTTACAGGTATCATTGGAAATACCTTATCTGCTATAAATGAATTCTCATCTTGCATATACGCAACGGATATATTAGTTAAAGCCTTATCTATATGCGCTTGACTTTTAGTAGGCATTACATGTCATCTCCTTTCAATTATCTAATCAATACTGATACTAACGCACCATTACCAGAGGCGTTAGTCATTGCAATACCGGCAACATTTCCTTGGTTTGCTGGAATAGCCTTTCCATCTGCGTTTGATTGTACCTCTGAGCCAGCTGTTATTTCAGCAGCTGCTTCTACTATTACAATACCATTAGCTATCTCTAAAACTTCACCCACACCAGCGTCTACCATTGACGCCCCAATAACTAGTTCACCAGCGCCCGCTTGAACCCCTTGTTCATTAGCATTTATTTTAACGAATCTTCTACGTGCCACAGCAGCACCAGCCTCAGCACTAAATCTCATATTAGGTATTTCATACGCAGCCATTACTTAGCACCTCCACTCAAATATTCTTTGTATAATTCAGGGTTCTCATTGATAGCTACACCAATAGCTTTTTCTATAGTTATACCATCACGTTTGGCAATTTCCTCAGCTTTCTTTTCTATCCTTGACCATGCATCGATAGTACCAGCGCTACCTTTACCTTTACCAACCTCTTCAAATATATCGCTTTCTTCTAATACTTTAGCAGCTGATTTAAGTATTTCATATACATCATCTGAGACACCCTTAACCACTTGTACCAGTTTTTCTTCTTCAACCGGAAGCGCTTTAAGAGCTCTAGCCTTTGCAATAGCTTCCTCTTCTTCTTTCTGCTCTTGTAACTGCTTAGCAATTTGCTCAGCAGCTTCTTTTTGAGCCTGCAAGGACTTGAATACTTTTTGAACTGCTGGGTCTAAATTCTTAAGAACTTCTTCAAAGTTCTCCTCCTGCACAGGTTCTTTAGACTTCTTCGCTTCTTCCTTAAATTTCTCAAGCTCTACCTTTAGTGTTTCTAATTCTACCTTAGTATCTGAAAGTTCCTTAGCAATTTCTTCCGGTACTTCTGCCTTAGCCTTAGCTAATTCGGCTTGGATTACTTCAGCATGCTCAGGCTTAAGTTTTGAGATAATTTCATTAAAATCCATACCTGTTTCCATCTCCTTTCTTTTATATAGCTTTATGAAGGCTGCTGAATTCGCCCCCTCATCAACCAAATCAACTCTATCAACCACTA